CCATCACAGGCCGGCCGGCAATACGTGCTTCACGTTCGTGTGGCAAATAATCACGTTCCAACTGCCTGCGTGTTTCGGCCAAGAGAAATGGTTCTCCCCATGGATCATATTCAGGCACATCTGTCCAGGCCACACGCACAAACTCATAACCATCTTCTCTGTTCCAGAACTTTGATACCAGACCGTTGAGACCTTTGAGAGGTGTAAAGCTACACAACACTTGACCTTGTGTGGTGGCAGTTCTAGTGACTATTTCTGAAAAGAAGTCATCGGGTGGTTGTTCATCAAACACAGCCAGGTTCAGTTTGAAACCCTGCATTTGACGCACTTCCTGTGTGTAGTTGGCAAACAGCAGATAACTCATCTGTCCTGATGCATGCCGAATCTCTACACCCAAACAGTTGGCACCATCGTTGCGCATGGTGTCGATTTTGATCGAATCTTTGGGTATGGCACCTGTGCCGATTCGGTCGACCAATTTGACATCTTGTGTGCCCAGGAGTTCTTGTTGTAGCACCATGGCCACCTGGGTCCAGCCTTCACCTGCCACCATGGCTGTAATGGCAGTTTCGAATCTGTGACCCGTCCACCACTCTGGATACAGTCCTGTGAGGTGCATGGCAGTTTCATAACAAGTTGACACTGTTTTACCAATTCGGTTGGCAGCCAAGATACCTCTGCGGGCACTGGCACCTGTGTCAAAGAAACTGCGTTGATGTTCAAACGGTCTGAAATACTTCAGTTGATTATACAGCATGTCATCTGAGACAGCAATGGCCAAGTCTCGAAAGTGGTTCTGTGTCACATGGTCCAAGAGTGGCAAGGCTTCGGGTGTGAGACTGTTTTGGTCACAGACCCAGCGCACTGCTCGTCGCATGAGTAGATTGGGATCTGCCATTGGTTTTGTGCCTTAAAGGAAACGACCTGCTGCTAGAACCTGTGCAATTTCTACCATGTGGCGCAGTGCAGACGACAGGTCCAGAATTTCTTGTGCAGTCAGTTGTGATTCTGCGTCCTTGCGAAGACCCTGCTGCAGGCGTTCGGCAATGAGTCTTTGACAATGTTCCACCTGCCCAGGGAAGCGTTGTCTAAACACTTCACCTTGGGCAGCTGCCACCTTGCGCTGAATCATCAGGTCCGGATCCCAGTCAGGATTGGCCTGTGTGCGTGGTGCTGTCATTATGCCTGTGCGTCCCAAGGATTGTTCAAGGTAGAACTTTCCATTTCTGCAAACTCACGATCAATCCACACCGACCAAGCATTGCTTTCGTTCACACGAAACTTCTGCATGATGGCACGTAGATTGCGACCCATGGGTGTGAGACTGCCGTCGGCACGCACCATTAGTTGTTCGCCGGTTCTGGGATCAACCCACACAATCATTTCGGGTCTGACTCGACCAAACTTGTCGATTTTTTCGCCTACGGGTCTGGTGTCTAATGGTCCCAACACTTCGTAACTGATCATGCCGTTGCGATACTTGCGAAACACACAGCCTACCTTGCCATCCTGTGCTCGCATTTCTGCATCGGGATGTGGTATGAATGGTGAGAAGAAGGTGTTTTGGATTTGATCGTGTTCTGGCAATGAACTGTCACGAGCAGGAATAGGTCGCATGGCTTCTGTGGGGATCATTTCGGCCTTGTCCACATAAGGGTTTTCATTGCCCAAATATTTGGGATCCACAGTGGTGCCGTTCAACACATCCATGGCGATCTGATACTTCAACTTGTTGGCACGACCTTTAAGGTTCAGCACCACTCCTGTTTCATCGTATACAAAGCGTTCTAGATCACGTGCAGTGGGGAAGTCGCTCATGAGTCCTTCCATGTCGAAATCCGCTGCATCAGCTGGCACAGCCAGTTCTGCTGCTCTCTGGGCAGGTGTTACAACTGTGGAGGGATCTACTGTGGGTTCTTCCCAGGGACTGACGATGTCGTCAGGTGTTGATGTTTTCTTGTTCATTGCAAGTCCTTTTCAAATTTCTATACTGGACCAGGGCCTTCCCTGATCCAGTTGTGTTGCTGGTTTACTTAGCGATACGTGCAGCACTCCGACCTGGTCTTGGTGCAGGTGCAGGCTTCTTTTTGTTGTATTCGGTCATGCCGGCAGTGGGATTGCGTTTTGGTCCCACGTTGGCTGCAATAGGCTCTACTTTATTGTCAATGTAGGGCACAGGATTACGTGCTGCCAACTTGTCCATGACCATGTCGGCAAGTTCTTGTTTTTCGCCTGTGCTGCGCATCTTGATAAAGGCGTCACGCTTGGATTCAGTTCCGGCGTTGCCAGTTCTGGGTCCTTGTGGTTGATTGATTGATTTTGTCTGTTTCATTTTGTTTCCCTTAACTCAAAGTGCCAGGTGTGGCAAACACATTACCGCTGGCGGTGATGCCTTCGGCGTTGAGAAAGATTCCTCCATCCCATTCTGCAGATCCCGGCACAGGACCTGGTCCTATGATCACAACAACGTTTTCGCCAGCTGGGCAAACAATGCCTTGACCAGGCGAACCGCCGGTGGGGAATCGTGCTTCTACACTGTTGTCATAGCTGGCGTTGACACACACAGCATTGGCATCTGCATTGTAGAACATGACAGCAGTGACCAGGCTACTATCCGCATATGCGAATTGAGCACTTGAGATGCTGCTGCCATCTGTGAATGGAACCAACTGACTGGCTCCTGTGGGGCGGAAGGCAGCTGTCATTTCATGTAGCCTTGACGTGTTTTACCAGGTGCATTGCCAGCATTGATACGATCTGGATTTGCAGGCATGGAGACCTGTGTGCCACCTGGTCCGCGATATTGACTGCCGCGGTTGATTGAGTCACGCACACTACCTTGTGCAGGCACTGACGGAGTTGCACTCACTGGAGGTCTTGCTTTGGCATGTAAACCAGGTCCAATAGGACTGTCACAACGACCATCGTTGCCCACTGTAGATCCACGTCCAGCATTGACCACAGGGGTCAGGCCTGATCGATTGCCTGCAAAGCGGTTGCTGGCTGCAGCAGAACCCGAATTGACCATTCCATCAAAGGCCATTGTGGTATCACGCTGTGTTGCTTTAGATTGTTTCATAGGATATATCCTTGTAATAAATTATATCGGGTCCTTGATCCAGCGAACCTCTTGTTGTTGTTCGAACTGGGTATGTTTATTTAGCATTGTGATCTGTGCCCATGGCAGCGGCCAAGGCAGCACGAAACGCTGCCTGCTTGGCATCGATTGCTGCTTCTGAGTCGGTTATTTCGGCTTCGATCAAGGTGGTGGCCACCTTGTCTAGAATCATCTTTTCATAAACCATTCTGCTGCGTCGATCATTGTCGACAATTGAATCTTGGTAGCCTTCCATTAGGCTCACAATGAATGGCTTGCCCAAGGTGGCCTGTGCTTGTTCAATCAAGGCTCGGGCAGTTACCTTGTCGGTTGATCCAGCAGGTCTGCCTGCACCGGCTCTTGCACCACCTCGTGAACTGATCACAGGCATGCCTGTCTTGAGGTTGCGGCGTTCTGAATTCTTTTCCGTGGTCATAACATTATTTAGTCCACAAAAAAAAGCCCAGGACGGACTGGAGATCCTCTGCCTGAGCTTTCCAAAACCTCCGGATCTTATATAGGAGATATGGAGATTTTGACCCGAATCATGCTCGCATTTGGTAGTAGGCTCGCACCCATGTTTCAAATTCTCTGTAGTCAAAAGCACCACCTTCTATGCTGCGACCTTCTGAGTCTTGAATCCAAATCCAAACTGTGTCTGTGTTGTCTTGTTCTGTTTCTATTTTGATCGTGCCTATTATCACATCTTCGGGTTGATCAAATGGTTCATGTTGTGTCATTGGTGTCTCCTGACACATATTTATACCTCACTAAATATGTTCAATCACAATGACAACTACTCCTATCCCGCACAAGGTATATGTGCGACAACATCGATATCAACGCTCGGCCGGCACAGGCCGATGGGTCACACGCGAACCTGCTTACTATTATCGCAGTCAGGATTCCGTGCGATTTTATCTTGCCTGGCTTGCTCGATCTGCCAAGCCTGCAGAATCACCTGATCAGCCGTTGACCGATCCACAAGATCATACAAGCGACTGATCTGTGCTTGTATACGCACACGTTCAAACAATAGATTCATAACATCTCCTTTGTTGTATTGTAGCAGGTGCCGCTAACAAAATCTACTGGTATGGCAAATTACCGGTATAAATATTCTTGTCAACAGCACTGATTCGTCATTATTCGTCATAGTCCCGAATCGGAGTAAACCGTAGAACAACTGCGGTGATCCCAGAAAAAATCCTAGTGCCATTGGAACTCGCTCGGGATCCTGCTGTTGACACCCTTTCGACCCCTGGGGCTTGCTGACAGTTCCTCCCTGGGGCAATACCCTGGCATGGTGCTGGGGTATTTTTTTGGCAAAATTGACGGTTTATTTCCGGGTATTTGTTCGTGTATACTAAATAACAATACGCAAGGCCATTCAATCAACATACTGTTGCATAGTTTCAAGCCTAAGGCACATCTTGTTCCGTATGTGGCGAAAACGGAACACTCTTAAATTGAAATTATGAAAAAACTTATCAAAACCCTAACACGACATCAAACGCATTCTGTTGAGATTGTAGAAACTCCTACCAAAATACATTATGCCAAACTGTGCTGTCGTGATTGTGGCACAGCCGGCGGCAGTCAATTTTTAATGTGGTTAGGTCCCAACGAACTTGAGGCCATGGGCCATATCCGGACACGCGAACAATATGATCAAATGATTCGTGACAAGAAAGTTATTCGCCGGCGTTTGATCAAAGAACAACAAGTTAAAGCAGCAAAGAAAATGCCCAATTGGGCACAAGCAAAAACAAAAGAAAAACAATTTTATCAATCATATCAACCCAGACAACAAAAGTTAGGCACATCATTTTTAATGGGCGATCGGCTTACCCTGGCTGGTCGCTACACAGGCAACCCATTGGCACTTATACCCATCAACTACTTAAAAACCCTAATCGCAACTGACACAAGACTACCAAATTCCCGAGATAGAGAAATCATAAGACAACATATTAGTATAAGACAAACTGGGAGCTACCCAGCTCCTCTCGAAGTTGTGTAGTAACAGATTCGACATATGACGGCGAAAACGAACATTCACCATACTCGAATCCGATACACAACGGCCTAGCCTCGGGCAGAGAATAAACAATGTTGTTGATGAAACAACCCAGGTAAAGACTGAGAGACCTTTACACGCAATCAAGCCATTGATTAGTTAAAACTGCGACTGATAAACAGGAAGATAGGGCTGCCATAGAAGGCATAAAAATTGGCACCAAATTTGGTGTCTGGGTTCTCTGCTGAGCAACAAATGATATGGACATGTAGTTAAATGAATCAAGTGTTTGTAGTAGAACTACGTGATATCGATGAAGGTCGTATCGCTTCGCTTTACGACCTGACAAGAGCACAATCGGCTTCGCCGACCTCTTGTGCTCTTGTCATTGAGGTTTCACCTCTTTTTTTTGTAAAACTGCTTGATGAAAAACGAACGCAGTGAGTTTTTTCATCAAAGCGTATCTCGTTAGAGATACTTTAACGGATCCTGTAATTCGGATCAAAAACACAGTTAAACAGGGGGTAATTCTGACCATTTGCTAAATACTGTATGCGAAAGGAGTTCCAATGGATTACATACTAGTAGAACGCGAATCATTTGCCAGTAAGATCAATGCAGGTGCCCGTGTGTGGCGTTTGACATTTTACTGCTTGACAGATGGCACATTTTGGGAAATGACTGTGGACAGCAGTTATCGAAATTACAGAAAAAAAGGTTGGGATCACGTGGTTCAAGATCCCAGTCCCTGGGCTGTTTATCAAGATTTACCACGCACTCAACGAACAGCTAAGTCGGGCTTTCCAGTGGTGTCTGCAGATGCCGAAGCCAGAATTGATCTGAGATTTCGTGATCGAGATCAGGCCCTGGCAGTCATGAGTGAACACTATCAAGGTCGGAATCCAGAACCACCGGCTTTTGGAGACTTGTTTGAATGAAAGGCGGCAGACTATATCCAGACCGCTGGATCACAGGACCAGATCCTGAACGCCATCATCGTTACGAAGTATGGTTGCAACAACGCAATCAAGCACAGTGGCGTGGTGAAATCTGGGCATTGCCGTTTGATGCTTGGTTAGACATGTGGCAACCCTTGTGGCATCTCAGAGGTCGCACCAGAGGCACTTGGTGCATGAGCCGACAGGATTGGGATGGTGCATGGTGCCCAGAAAATGTGGACATAGTGCCCAGAGAACAACACGCACAACGACAACGTGCTTATCGAGCACGTGGCTGGCAAAGTCCAGCAAGACGACGACAACTTGAACAGGAACAGCAATGAAATTGGATGGATTACGTAGAACGAGAGACTTGGATGATTATGCACACTCCACAGGCGATGCCTGGCGTTGGAGACCCGCTGCGGGCACAGATGTAGAAGCAATCACTGACATGGCCCTGGTGCATTTTAGATCCGAAACCGAAAGCATATTTGAAAACTCACCGGTGGAATACAGTCGACGCATGACCTTGGCCATTGTGAATCAGTTTTACAATCCCAAGATGGAACTGGTGAGTGTGGCTGCCAGCACACGTCATTCGGGC